AATTGCTTACGTTGGTGCTCCGGAAGAGACAGTAACATGGTTTCATAGTCACCACCATCAGCTAAGTAGGGGTTATCCGACAACATAGCAGGTATAAACCTGCGTTTAAACAGAGGAATACCCTCTTTGCTGTGTCCTTTTGGATATACCAGCGTCTGACCAGAGTCTAGATCTGTAGCCCAAAACGCTTTTCCTGCGGGTGAAGGGTCAATAAACATCTTCTTAACCCAAGAATGCCCCGGACCACCCGGATTTGTTGTGGCTCTCATGAAAATTGGTAGGTCTGGTGCTGATGTACGCAAGCGTGAACGCATATAATTCCACGCAAACGGTGTGTGCCATTGCGTCAACTCATCAAAACCAATCCAACTAAACGCCAAACCCTGATAGCGAAGCACATCTTCGTCCCTGTCTAGGTATGACATCCAAAGTCTTGCACCAGAAGGTGCTTGCCATTGCATCTTTCTCTCTGACCATTTAATGCCGGGATATATCTTTGGATACATCTCTTGGCTTTTCCAGATGAGTTCACGCAATTCCTCTGTGGTGTGTCGTAACAACAACCCAGAATATTGTGGATGACCCATATAACGTAACGGGTCAGCCAACATAGCATAACTTTTACCACCACCAGCAGCACCACCATACAACACCTCACGCTCTGCAGCAGCAAGGAAGAACGTCTGTGGTCCTACGTTAGGTTTAAAGATGATGTTCTGTTGTTCAACAACAGGTTCTTCTTTAACTAATGTTGGGGACAGATTGTTCTGTGAGTCTTCTGTATTGTTCGCTGTCGAAATAATTATCGCTGGCTTCGGAGCCAATTCTTTTTTCGTAGGCTTGCGCTTTGTCGAGCGCTTCTTTATACCTGTAGGCAAGGTTGCGGTAAGTTGTAGACCGTCTTTTGTATGATCGCTCATCTTTTATTCGTTTACTTAAACCTACATGTGAAATATATCTACCAGATATCTTGGTAAGCCATATAGACACTTCACGCAATGAATACTGCTTTAGATAGAGTTTGGCTTTGGCAAGAGCTTCTAGCTCTTTTGGTATAGGTTTTAACCATCCTTCATTCTCTGGGTCTGCTTCATAACCAAAAGGAATGGTGCGACCTATTCTTGGTATTGATACGTAGTCAGAGGTCTTAGGAGCTTGTGGCAATATCCATGCACCAATGTCTCTAGTCATCACTCTTCCTCTACTCTATCCTTCGCTGGCAATATCATAACACCATTGCTACTTTCAACTTGAATCTTGTCAGTCTTAACCAATCCAGCCCTGTCCAACAAATCTTTAGCAGCATTCATCTTCTCTTTGATGCCAAGCTCTGTAGGATCAAGTATACCACCAACCATTGCCATAGCAGCACGTGGCGCATTCATAGCAATGTATAGCTGTGTAGCCTCAATGATTTCTTCTTTTAAATAGTTTGTTAGCTGGGCTGTCTTGTAGTTTTCTGAAAAGCCAGCAAGACGTTTTGCTGCAACAATGTTTCCATTGGCTTCGCTGAATAATACGTCTAAAAATTTCTTGTGTTGTTCTGTAAGTTCTTTTGCCATAATGGATCCTATGTTGTCAAATATGAACGATAAACCCAGTTAATGGTTCATATATGGTCTATTAACGTTATGTTGCTAGTGTTGAAGTTGTGTACGTTTCAGTTGCACGTATAGTAACTGTTATTGCACTATTCGCAGATGCCAAGGCTCTTATCACATCTTTTTGTTCAATTGCTAAACAATCTGTAATTTGTACAATACCACCAGCTTTAATGGATGTGCTACCTAACAACTTAGTGTATACGTTTGTAGTTTCATTCCACCATTCCATTGTAACTGTTACAGCACTGCTAGTGCTATTAGTGACAAGAATAGAATCTATATTGGATTTAAACAAGTTTGGTGCAGTGTATACATCTTGGTTGCTGGTTGTCAGCACCACTGCCGTTGTTCTATTTTTTGATGCTGATATCATGTTAAATCGTAGAAAGAAAGAGAACCTATACCACCACCAGTACCAGAAATTGTTCTAGCAGCTAAAGTATAAATATCACTAACATTAGCTAAAGAACTACCTAGCTGTAAATCCCAGTTATAACCAGATCCTGTAGCTAATGGTACTCTACCTGATTTTCCTGTAGTAAATTCACTGTAACATATAGTTCCACTTGTCATTGATGTTGATGCTAAATCTTGTTCTACATTACTATTAGAAGAAACTGCTGTCCATGTTGGCGTTGTTAATGTTGTATTTTTAAACAAAGCCAACTCATAATTGTCTGAAGTGGTTGGTAAGAAATTTAAATTGTATGGAAGAACTACAGCACCTAATGCTGTAGAAGGTAGTCTTATAGAAACTAATGGTTTGAATGTTGTTGTTAAAAATGTACCTGTTGTAGCAGATACCATTCTGGCTGTATGTTCTTGAGACACTGCTTCATATCCACCCTCAGACATAATAGAAGAACAAATTTGTTTCATTGCTGAAGAAGAAGCTACAGATCCTGTGTTAGTTATTTCATATCTAACAGGAAGAATGGCTGTAGTCATATACACAGCAGTTTGTATATTTGAGTTGTGGAATGTGTGAGCAACAATGAATTGACCATTAATAACAAATCCACATCTAACACTACCAACACCCAACCATTCAAAATCCATGAACAAAATTTGTGTCTTAGTCAAATCTAATGTAATACCACTAGTACCTGTACCGTCAAGCTTATCTCCATTCCAACTTGTTTTATCTACAAATCTGGAATTGTCTACAGATCCGCTGGTGGATGTTCTTAAAACAAAAGTAATGCTAGTAGCATTCTGTTCTAAATACACACCATTGGCTGTATTGAAATAACCAACCCTTTGTCTTAAGTTGGTCTTGGCAGTATCCATTTTAAAGGTAGCCAATAACAACAAACTCTTACCCGGCTGATAAGGAAATACTCTAAATGTCTGTCTTACCACTTCATCACCTGAAGTTGTAGACACACCCATGTTTACAGAAGCTTCATTTGATAAATGAGTTGCTGCTCCAGAACCAACTGTGGAGGTACTAAATTGACTGTCAATACCATATCTATTCTGACTATCAAACAACGTATATGGCTGACTAACCCTAAGTCTACCAAACGCATCAACGTTAGTTCCACCAAAAGAAACAGTGTTCCCTGTGGAATCAAGTTGAAATACCTGTGGATAGCTGGTTATCATTTCTTCTTTAAACGCTTAGCTTCAGACAATGCAATGGCAATGCCTTGCTTAGGATTTTTAACAACCTTACCGCCTTTGCCAGAATGCAAAGTGCCTGTCTTAAACTCATGCATTACAGCACCAACTTTCTTAGTCTGCTTAGGAGTTAACGCTGGTGCTTTACCAACATCACCACCAGCAGCAAACTTAGTTTTCTTAATGGTATAGTTTTCTGGCATCTTCTTATCCGGCTTAGGTTGACGATTGCCCATCAACTCAGTTGGCTTCATACCAATAGTAAAACTAAAACTGTGATCAGGCTTACCATCCCATGTTGCACCCATAGGAGGTTTTGAAGCAAGTTTCTTCTTAGCCATGCTTAATACATTTTCTTCTTAGCCATACCACCATTTGCCATCTTCTTCACTGGAGCAATTAAAATGGCAACACCTTTAGATTTACCCATCTTATCTTCAGCCTTCTCTTTCTTCATAGGCTCTTTCTTCTCATGCTTTTTCATTGCAGCCTTAGATGCATACATCTCTTTACCTTCAACAATTTTCTTAGTAGCCATTTTGTTTCCTTTAGTAACAACTCCACCCTTAGCGAATGAACGCTCTGAGAGTTGAGCATATTGATCTTCCAACTCACGTTTCTCTCCAAACGTAAGACTCTTATCCCTCATCTTCTGTGCAATGAGAGCTTGTGCTTCAGCAGCAGAATATTTAACAGGAATCTTCATTTCTTCTTCATCACCTTAGCAGGTGCTTTCTTAACCATTGCCTTAACAGGAGATTTTATAGGAGTTTTCATAGGAGCTTTGACAACAGCCTTCATAGGCTTCTTAAGAACCATACCACCCTTAGCAAACCCTGCAGCCTTAGCAGCTAAGTCCGTAGCCTTCTGCCACATCTGCTCACGTACATCAGAAGGAATGCTCTTGTCTTCTGCAGCCCTACGATATTTTTCAATTTGCTTAGCCTCTGCAGCTTTAGCCTCAGCAGCTTTGGTATCAATTGTTTTCTTTACATCATCCGTTGCCATGTGTTGGTTCCTTTACCATTTAACTTTATCTGCCCAATATGCAGCAGACATCTTACCCTTGTCTATATTCTTTGCATGCCTAGCTTCAAAGCTTTTCTTACGAGCTTTCTCAGCGTCTGTTGTTGGATTGGCTCCAGCACCTTTAACACCTTGCTGTCCAAACCTAATTAGTTTTACCACATCTCCCTGCTTAGCTAAAACAGCATGACTCTTTGTTGGATGCTTAGGCGTTGCCTTTGGCGCATTGTAACCACTAAACTCTTCTTGTCCACGTTTAATTGCCATACCTGTTTCCTTTCCTATCTTTCCACCCTTCAGCCTTCATCGCATTCTCGACACGATCTAAAGGTAACCAAAAACCAGTATGCTTTTCTAATGCTGTTCTAACAAAATAAACATCTGAATGTGGAATATGAATGTTATCTAAAGCTTCATTATGCATAGCTATATAGATTTTAGATGTCACTGAATACGGTGCTGAAGATAACAAACCATTAGCTTCTAGTTCTTTTCTTGTTGATAGTTTCATGTCTTTGTTTTTGTTATATAGATCTTTATAGAAAAATTAAAGTATATAGTTTTATAATTATTAATATAGAATAAAAGAATATAAAAGAATAAGAAAAGAATATATAAATAGAGTTCTATTTATTTATGATTTTATAGTAAAGATTCTAATTATCTCTATTTATCTATGATTTGATAATATAGACTTTGTAGTTTCTATATAGCCCCCTACCCCCATAGAACGGAGTGTTACACATGTGCGTTGATGTTGTCAAGCTTTTTCTTTTCTTTTTTTCTGTTGTAACGCTTTAGCATGCATTGTAGTTTTGATGGTAACATACTTTTGTAGTCGATGTCTATGTTTTTTTATAGACGTTCTAGGAAGGCTTTAAAGGGGTGTAGAAGGCTTTGTTTGGGGATGGTGTATACATGGGTAGCCTGTATATACGATGGCTTGTTGTAGACGCTTTAAAAAGACCTTTGTTTTGTTAACTACTTTTTAGCAATGTGGTTAACAGATTAAAATACCTCTTCCGTGGGAATGTGCATATACAAGT